GGGTCCTGGGGTTGAGGGTCTTGCGGCGGGTCTACCGGCGCAACGCCTTGGGTCTCGAATGCGGGTGATGGCTCACTGGCTTCAAGTTTTGCGGCTTCTTCGTTCCAGAGTTTCTGCGTTTCCTCGTCGGATAGTTGTTGTTCCACTTTTCGCTCTCCAATAAAAAGACCGCCCGAAGGCGGTCACTCAGACAGGTTGTGCGGGACTGTTAGTCCGGCTCAACCACTACACCCCGAGTTGCCGCTTGCGGCAAGTCGAGAAATCGTTTGAGCATCCTGATCTCACCCCTGAGCGCCGCCGTGTCAAGTTCGGAGAGACCCACGGCGTCGTTTCGCACGCGTGCGCGTTCGAGCTCTGTTTCAGCCCATTTGCGCAGTTTGTGCCAGGTATCAGTTGTGAAATCGTTCATGCCATCAAAAAAGCCAGGTCATTGCCTGGCTATGTAATTTTTGGACGCAAGGTCCCTGCCCGGATTCTATGCCAGGCAGGGGGTGGTGCGCAAGTCATCAAAATTGGTTCTTGGACCAACGCGGGTAGATGCACAAAGATGCCGTGATCGCGGTGCCCGTACCGCCTGCGGATATGGGGCGGATGAACGGAGGCATCTCGTTGGGTGAATGGTTGCCAGTGGTGGTGTAGGCCATGTTGGCTGTGCCGCCCTTCTGGGTCATTGGGTGCCAGTTGGTGCCGTCGCTCGATCCCTGCCAGGTAATGGTGGCTGAGCCAAACGTGCCAAAGGTGTGGCACGTTAGGTCCGATGCTGAGCTGAGCTGGTACGGCAGCCCGCTGTCCGCAATGCCTAATGCCCAGGTAACGATGATTGCGCCGGGAGCCGTGTCGCGGCTAACGGTTGCGCTGATTGATGCCATGATGATTTCCTTTCAGGTTTAGATGCCTTGACCAGTGGTCATTTTTAAATTTGCTTCTGCCGCATACAGCTCTTTCTTGCCGCGTTCGCGCATTGCCGTGTCGGCCAGCTTGGCCTTGATCTGCTCGAGTGTCAGGTTCTGGTTGTTGGCCATCTTCAGCATCTCGATCTCGCGCGTGAGCTGCATCTCGGCCATGCGTATCTCGCCTTCTTGTTGGGCGATGCCTTGGCGTACCTGCAACTCGGCCATGTCGCCTGCGTTCTGGGCCTTGGCCTTCTCCATCTCGATCTGGCCACGCAGCTGGGCCACGGCCATGGCTGGATCGGGCGCTGCCTGCTGTGGGTTCTTCTGCTGCTCTTTGATTTTCTCCAGCTCGTCCTCGGACTTGAACACGTCCTTGGGATCGATGTGCTGGGCCTGTAGGGCCTTCTCGAATAGCTTCTGGGTATCCAGGTACACGCCGTACACCGGGTTCGCTCCAGCGGCCAGGAGGTTCAAGAACGCCTGGTTCTGAATGTCGCGAATCAGCAAGGCCGACGAGCCTCGGGCGTCGATGCTGAAGTCGCCCTTGATCTCCTCGTCCTCGTTGTACATCATGTTGTAGTCGTAGTAGCGGCGGATGTGCGGGCGTGTGACCATGTCATCAAACTGTTTGACCAAACGACGCAACACCACGTTGGCGCTGTTCATCAGCATCTGCATGCCGCCAACAGTGTCAGGTGCTGCACCCTTCTCGCCTTGCATGATGACCGGCACGCCGGTCTCCATGTCGGCCAGCTCCATGGCCATCTTGATGATGCCTGACAGCTCGACCTGGTGACTGTTGAATTCCACTGCGGTAAATGCTTTGCGCACGTCGTCTACCTCGTCGGTAGCAAACCATATCTTGCGCGCGCTGATCTGCCACTGCTTGTCTGCTGGCTGGATGGCCCCGGCCTTGACGATGATCTGTGGCCCGCTGGATACACCGGCGTTGTCCATCATCTGACGCCATGCAGCGTTGAGGACCTTCTGCTGCGCGCGCATGAGGTAGGGAATACCATAACCCCACACGCTGTCAGACACTCGCTCCCAGACGTAGAAGTCGTATGGCAGGTCGCCACCTTCCAACGGGTTAAGGAACGCTTTAACGATCGTGCTGTTGATCATCACGACGCATGCGCTGACTGCGCGGAGCTCGTCCTTCTCACCCATCTTGAGGCCAGCGGCTTCCAGGTCGTCGTGATCGACTTCGCCCCAGTAGCTCCACATCTCGTACACGTCTCGCGCAATGTCGCGCTGGTCATCGTCCTTCAGTTCCTGGAAGGTGGCCGACTTCTTTGGGCCTTCTTCCAGCACTTTGCGAAGCTGGCCCTTCATAAACCCTGGCTGCTTGGCCAGGTCACGAACTTGGCGGCTGGTCAGCTGCTCGCGCTCGTAAATGCCTTTGCCGTTGTGGATCGAATCACCACAGCCTGGGTCTGGCCAGATGTTGCGCGGATCAACGCTGAATGAGGCGGGTGTCACTTCGTTCACGATGTCCAGCTGGTGGATCGTGTTGCCTTCCATGTCCTTGTATGGCTGCCAGGCTTTGCGCGTGCGGTTGGTGACGATCGGCCCCTTGATCACGCCAGTGCCCAGGCGCGCCGAGTTGTGAAGCACCTTGCGCAGCTCGCCGTTGTAGTCGCACTCGACCAACTGGTCTTCGATTTCCAGCTGCATGGCGTCCGACTTCTCGCGCGCCGTCTTCATGGCCGCGCGCGCAATGTCGCGCATGGCCAAGGGCTCGCCAGTATCTGGGTTCATCAGTGGTTGGCCAGTCTCTTTGTCACCGGCCATCTGGGTGTCACGGCTCATGGCCATGAGCTTGGGTTTCGGTGTGGGCTTGATGCCCCAGTTGCGGTCGTCGGTAGGCAACAGAATGTCGGAGATGCGTGCCTCTGCCGCGTTGGTTTTCTGTCTGGTCAAGCCGATGTAGACGGTTGAGCGGTGGGGCTTGGCACCCTGTGTGGTAACCGGGTAGCCCTGCTCAACGCTGGTCATCATCTGGCTGGCTGCCTTGTTGACGTTGTCCTTGGCGTTGTACTGGTCCTCGTCTTCGAGCCAACGCTTGTCAACCCCGTAGCTGTAGCGGGCACGTATCCATTCGTCTCGCTGGTGGGACATGGATTGGCCAAACGCTTGCAGACGTTCCTGCGTGCGCTCCATCTCCAGCTGGGGATCGACAACTTCTACATCAATTTGTTGGGAGTGCATGTGTTGGTCCTATCAGGCTGGGCGGTTCATCTGGGCAGCAATGATGCCCGTGCCCATGGTTTGTTTGATGTTGCGGGTCTCGGGGTTGACGCCGGTCTTGGTTGCTTGACCGTCAACCAGGCCACCTTGGACCGGCTGCAATGTGGGTGGTCGCCGCATGACCTCGCGGCCTGATGCCATCGCTGGTGCGTTCTGAGACTTGGCACCCTGCATGGCCGTGTTGCGTGCAGCGGCCTGGTTCATCGCGGCCACGTTAGCTTGCGCGGGCGACATGTCTTTTTGCGGCATCATGTTGTAAGGTTGTTGCATGGTTATTTCCGATCCTCTGTTAATTGAGAACGCTTACCGGCCTCATCGTCCCACATGCTTTTCTCGGCGGCCCACTTCTCAGGCACAGAGAAGTAGCGGTCGCCCAGCTTGATAATCGCAGCGCCTCGCGCACGCTCAGCTTCCTCTGCCTTGTCCCACGTTTCGTGGCCCTTACCTTTGAGAACGATGTAGCTCTCGGCAGGCAGGCCGTGTCGTTGGCGATCTTGTTTGCTGGCACGGGTGACCGAGCCCCAATGGCCTTGGTTTTCGCCAGTGCCGGTCGGGCCAAGGCCGCCTTGTTTGGCGGTATCGTAATCGTAGTCCGAACCTTCCGGGTCAAACTTTGGCATGTCAGTATCCAGTCACAGGGTCGAATACGCCAAACGGCGTGATGTTGGGCATCTTGTTGCCGCGTATGCGGACTTCGGCTTCTTCTTGCGTCTTGGCAAACCGGCGCATCATCATGCCGTACCTGGTAGCTGACATCAAGTCATCGGCCTGCTTGACGACCAGGCCGTCTTTGCGGTGGTACAGGCGGAACTCCTCGAACCAATCCTCCAGGTGAGCAAACACCCGAAAGCGCATGGTCTGCATGCGTGTCAGCATCTCAGACAGTCCGGCCTCTACGCCGTTGCTGCCATCCTCAAATGTAGCTCGGTCCTTCAACAGGTTCAATCCCTGATCGCGGTACTGCTTGGCCAGCTGTTCGCCGGACCCGCCCTTGTCACGCTGCAAGCCATCATGCGGCCAGGCAACTGGCACCCACTCGCCCCTGGCCCGAACGGCCATGGCGTGCCCGGCAATGCCAGGCTCACTCTTGCGGTAGCAGTCGGTGACATAGATCGTGTCGCTGTCTCGGTCCCACGCCATCCAGGCGGCTGCGGTTGGGTGGTCCACACCGAAGTCGATGCCCATGATGCGCGGCCAGTGCGCCGGAACCGGGAAAGGTTTTACCTTGATTGCCTCTTCGGCAACCGGGAAGATGCGCCCGCTGCCCAGAATAGGAATGCCCTTTGCCCGTGCTTCGCGTTCGTGCTCAGGGTATGCGTTGATGATGGCTTCACGCTGCTCATCCGTGTAGTGCTTGGCATCGTGGATCGTCATGTTGATGACGTTGGTGCCCGTGGGCTTGTCGATCAGGTAACGCTTGACCACATCGGACATACCCAGCAAAGGCGTGAAGGTCACGCACACCTGGCCACCGACAGCCTGCGTGCGGGTCAAGCCCTCAGAGTAAACACCTAGTGGTGGCTCCTCATCGAACCATACCCAATTGACCGTGTCGGCCTGCCACTTGGTGCGACCCTGGTCGTATGAATTGAACTGGATGACCGAATCCTCGCCACAGTCGTGACGCACGACGATGCTGGACACTGCGTCCGGCACGCCCTGCTTCATGCTGGTGTCGCGGATGCACTCATGAGGAATAGAGCCAGTGCCCCATTCGTCGCGCACTTCAGGCGGGCCAAGCAACAAACGCTGCACGCCTTTGCGTGTCAGTTCGGCAGACTCGGACCCGACCATTGCGCGGATCGCGTAAGGGTATCGCGTGCCCTTCCACCAGGCAGGGTAACGGCCAGTCAGGTGCATCGCGGTCTCGAATGCACCGGCCCACGTCTTGCCAAGCTGGTTACCGGCCATGAACAAACGCTCACGGAATGATGCGCCAGCCTGGTGGAAATCCACCTGCTTGGCGTATGGCTTGTATGCGGCCAAGCGGTTGCGCTTGGCGCGAATGTCTTTGATTCTTAGCAGCTCATAGACTTCGAGCTTCTCTTCGTGATTGAGCAATGACAGATCAAGTCGAGAGAGGTCGAGGTCGTCGATCTTCATTTGCGTGCAGCCCTTGACAAGAACATGGCCAATCGATTGTCGAGCTGCTCAGCTGTGAGCTCCAGGTTGCCGGAGACTTTCATCTCGACAGACTTGAGCTTGGGCTGCGTGTATTGCAACATCTCGTTGAGCATGCGCAGTTTGGTGTCTGCGTCGACGGCATCGACCATGATTGGCTGTTTGGTTTCAGGATCAATACGTGGCTTGCCATTCACATCACGCACGGGAACCCGGCGTTGCAAGATGTTGATCATCTCGACAGCCGGGTCCATGCCAGCCTCACGCAAAGCCTCGGCCACCGCCTTGAGGTTGATGCCCATAGGCTTCTTGCTTGAGATTTGCTTTGCGTGTCGATGCGCAGGCGTGGGGCCAGCAGCCTCGAGGTCCTCGATAGAGGCGAGCCTGGGCGGTGCGCCTGCCAGCTCAGCCAATCGAGTTGCTCCGGTTTTACGTCCCATGTTAATCCTTCATCGCTTTGCGAATAATGCCGTTGCGTGCGCTGATCCCTTTGGCCTTGGCCTTGGCGTCTGCCTTGGATGAAGCGCCCCAAGCCTGCAAGCTCAGCAGCAGCCGGGTAGGCTCGCCGTCTTTGCGCTCAGGACCGGGCATGTTGCCCATCCTGGCCAGGAAGCTCGCGCGACGTGGGTTGTCGCCGGACTTCACCGGAGCTTTGAGGTTCATGCCTTCAGCCTTGGCACTGGCGCGACCCTTCGCATTGAGACCCCCTTCGGGGTTCTTTCCTTCGGATCGTTGCCAGGCTGGGCTCTTCATTGCTTCATCGCCTTGCTGATGATGCCGGTCTTGGCAGTCTTGGCTGACTCCACGAAGTCGGCTTTGCTTGGCGCACCCTTGTCACCTGGTTCGCGCATGCGCTCGTTCGAGCCCGCTGCGATCCTGGCACGTTTTGCCTGGATGTTGGCGTACAAACCGGGTTTCGTTGCCATTAGATTTTGCCGTTGATCAGGCCGTTGTTAAAGCCCATAGGCGCTTTGTATACGCCGCCGCTGCCCTTGTATGGCGTTTGGGTTGTATCTGTACCAGGCATGGGCACGGACACTTTGCTGGGCAGTGTGCCAGCGCCCTGTGTCTGATTGCCGCCGCCGCCCATAGCTGCACCGGTTTTCATCGGATCGCCTGCGGCGCGCATGGTGTTACGTGATGCTGGGTTGGAATAGCTCTGCATGTTTAGCTCCTTGAGTTAGGCCATCAGGCCCGGTTGGGGTTTGCGGCTGGCCGCCTCTTGCTCCCACATCTGGCCATAGTTTTCTGGCCCTTCAGTGGATTGCTCTTGTGGGCCTTCGCCCGATTCTTCTTTGAGGATCATGCCGACGTACTGCAAGCACTCATCGGTGCTTTGACATTGATACGGCTCTCCACCCTCGCTTGTTTCGACAGTCATACTGCCGTCGTCGCCAACGGTGATTGTGATTTGTTGCATGATTTTCCCAATGAAAAAGCCGCCTGATTGGCGGCTTTGTTAACAGTTTTTTGAGACGCACGGTCCCGCGAAGAGTGTAAACCGACGTGCAAACCGGGTCAAGTGCCTGAAAACCTGCAAAAACACAAAATATTTGTTGCATAAAAACAACGCTTGCAAAACTATTTCTGTTGTATTTGTGCCTAAACTTAAATATTACTGGACAGTGCCTGTCAGTGTGGTACATTTAATTCGTGGTCGGTAACGACCCCGCCC